TTAAGGTAATTGGTCAATCCAAGTTAGATAGGGCATTAAAAAAAACAGAGCAGTTAGATAAAAAAGTTGATCTTCTTAATAAAAGAGGTATTAAAGGTATTTCAAGTGCTGTAAAAATTTTAAATCAAGAATTAGCTATAAAAAACAAAATATTAAAAGCAGATCAAGCTATTTTAAATGTTAGGACTAAACAAATAAAAGCAAATAAAGCAAACGCTGCTACACAAACAATCCCAAGAACAGGTGGAGGTGGTGGTGGCAGAGGTGCAATGGGTGGTGCTGGTTTTAATAGTGCAATAATTAGTGGTGTATTTCCTTTGTTATTTGGACAAGGGCCATTTGCTGCTCTTGGTGGTGCTACTGGTGGATTTTTAGGAGGAAGATTTGGTGGTCAAATGGGTGGTTTTGCAGGAGGTTTAGCTGGAACTGCTATCGCTACAGGTATTCAAAGTGCAGTTACTGCTGTTGGTGAATTAGGTCAGGCTATGAATAAATTAAATCCTGATATAACAAAATTAACTGAAAAAATGGGAATATTAGGAACTACAGAACAAAAACGTTTACAGATTATTGAACAAACTGAAGGTAAACAGGCTGCCTTAAATGAAGCATTAGAAATGATGGGAGATAAAATAGGTGATCAAAATGTACAGGAATTAAAAGAATTTGGTGAAACTTTTCAAGACTTAACAAATAGCACTGTCTTATTTTTTACAAGAGTACAAGCAGCCGTTGCAAAGTTGTTAAATCAAAGTTTGGGTAAGATTCAAGAGACTTTTGTAACTCCTGGTAGAACTAGACAATTTATTAAAGAAAATCCTAACGCCCCTGCTTTTAGAAATATTAATCAACAAATCGCTGATCTTGAGGCTCAAAGAAGTGGTGCAGGAAGACAAGATGTCAAAAAAATTACTGATCAGATAAATGCTTTAAAAGCACAAAAAAATGAAATTGCTGAAACTATACTTTTAGAAAAAGATAAAGATCAAATACGAGTAAATACAAATAAATTAATTACTGCTGGTTTAGCAGATTTACAAAAAGAAAATGAATTAAATAAAGCTATTATGGTTGGTAAAGAAGAAGAGTTTTTATTAAATCAAGCTATTGAAGATAAAATTAAAAGTATGGGTTTAATCATGGAAGATTTAAATTCAAAACAATTAGAAAGAATAAAAAATGACGTTACTATTAATCGGAATTTATCAAAACAAGCTGAATTAACAAAGAATTTAGATGATGCGTTTAAGAAGATAAGTGAATCTATTAATAATGATATTAAAAATGGAATTAAAGGACTTATAAAAGGCACATCAACTCTTGGAGATATGCTCAATAATATTGCTGATAAGTTTTTAGATCTAGCTTTAAATCAAGCTTTATTTGGTTCAGCTTTAGGTTCAAAAGGAGAAAAAGGTGGCGGTATTTTAGGTGCTATTGGTTTATTTGCGGATGGTGGAAGACCTCCTGTTAATAGACCCTCGATTGTAGGTGAAAGAGGTGCTGAATTATTTGTTCCTGATAGTGCAGGTACAATAATTCCTAATAATAAATTAGGTGGAATGGGAGCTACAACTAATAATGTTGTAGTAAATGTAGATGCTTCTGGTTCTTCTGTTGAAGGAGATGAACAGCAAGGCAGAGAATTGGGTTTATTAATTTCTTCTGCTATACAATCAGAGTTAATTAAACAAAAAAGACCTGGAGGTTTATTAGAATAATGGCTACTTTCCCAGACATCAAACCGAGTTATAACTCTCAAAAAACTACTAGTTCACAAATAAATATAACTCAATTTAATGATGGTTACCAACATAGAATTAAATTTGGATTAAACACTAGACCTTATGTTTGGAGTTTAACTTTTGATGTCAGTGAATCGGAATCAGATACCATAGAGGGATTTCTTGAGGCCAGATCAGATGATGGTGCTTCTTTTGATTGGCAACCTCCCGGCAGTGCTGTTGCTTATAAATGGATATGCCTTAAATGGACAAAAAGAATACCTTTTTTAAACAGAGCTAGTTTAAATATGACTTTCCAACAAGTATTTGAACCATAATGGCTACTCCTGTATCAGAATTACAAAAGATAAATCCCAGTAGCATAGTTGAGCTTTTTCAACTTGAGTTAAATACAGCTATTCATGGATCTAATACAAAATATTACTTTCATAACGGAACAAATAATAACGAAAATAGCAATATTATTTTTGATAATATTGAATATACAAAAATGCCTATTGAAGCTGATGGCTTTGAATTTAATGGAAAACAATTACCAAGACCACGTTTAACTATATCTAATATTTTAGGAACTTTTACAACGATACTTTTGACTCTACCTCAAGGATTAGAGGGAGCAAAAGTTACAAGAATAAGAACTTTAGAAAGATACATTGATAATACAAACTTTACTGGTGGGCAAATCTTGTTAGAAAATGGGTCAAATCTTTTATTAGAAAATGGAAGTGCGATAGATATGGAATCAGGCTTAAATCCTTTCGGTACACCAGATCCCACTGCTACATTTCCTAATGAAATTTATTATATCGATCGTAAAGTTACTGAAAATAGAGACATAATACAATTTCAACTAACAGCAAGTTTTGATTTAGAAGGAGTAAGATTGCCAAAACGTCAAGTTTTACCAGCAGATTTTCCTGGTGTAGGTACATTTTTTTCATAATGTGGCAAAATGATGCATTAGAACACGCAATAAAAGAAGATCCAAGAGAATCTTGTGGTCTTTTATTGGTTAAAAAAGGGAAAGAAGTATATTTTCCATGTAAAAATTTAGCTTTTGATCCAAAAGATCAATTTATTATTGACGCAGATGATTGGGTTAAAGCAGAAGATGAAGGAGAAATAATCGCTGTTGTACACAGTCACCCTGTAACAAGTCCTAATCCAAGCGAAGCTGATAAAGTAGCGTGTGAAAAGTCAAATTTAAAATGGTGGATTATTCAACCAAATCTCAAACAATGGGGTTATTGTGAGCCTTGCGGATACAAAGCTCCATTAATCGGTAGGCAATGGGTTTGGGGTGTTACTGATTGTTGGAGTTTGTGTAGAGATTGGTATAAAGAAGAATTAAAGATAGAACTTATAGACTGGATAAGACCACACTCGTCAGAGGAGTTCATAAAAAATCCAATGTTTGTAGATTGTTTTGCTAAAACAGGTTTTAGAGAATTATCACCAGAAGAAGATTTAAGATATGGAGATTTATTATTAATGTCAATATGTAGTAGCGGATTAAATCATATTGGTGTTTACTTAGGACAGCAGACAGTTCTGCATCATTTACAAAATAGATTATCTAGTCGTGATCTATTAGATGAATGGCTGTTAAAATGTATAGGTAAAAGGATTCGTTATGCTGCGTAAAATAAAGCTATACGGAGAACTTGCAAAGTTTGTAGGTCAAAAGACTTTTGAAGCTGAAGTCCATAGTGCTGCTCAAGCTATAAGATTTTTAGTGGTCAACTTTCCACAGTTAGAAAAACATATGGCAGATAGATATTATAAAGTTGCTGTTGATAATTGGGAATTAGAGGAAAAAGAATTACATTATCCAAATGGACAAGAAGATATAAAAATTATTCCCTTAGTTGGTGGTGCTGGAGGTAGAGGTGTGGGTAGATTTATTGTTGGAGCAGTATTAATTGGTGCTGCGATTGCTTTCCCTGGAGCTTCTTTAGGATTTGGTGGATTTACAAAGGTTGCTGGATATAGTGCGTTTCAGGCCACTATTGGAAACATTGGTATTGCTTTGGCTCTGACAGGTCTTTCAGAAATGCTTACTCCTGTTCAAACAATTCCAGAAAGAGAGCAAGATCCTCGTTTGTCTTTTAATTTTAGTGGTATTCAAAATACGAGTCGTGCTGGAGTTGCTGTGCCTGTAATCTATGGAACTACAATGGTTGGATCGGTAGTAATATCGGCTGGTATTGAAACTGCACAGGTGGAAGTATGAGTAAAGTTATAGGTTCTGGCGGAGGCGGTGGAAAAGGTGGTGGAGGCGGAGGTGGTACTCCTACCGAAGCTAAAGATAATCTTGATTCAAAACAATTTGCAAAAGTATTAGACCTTATAGGAGAAGGAGAAATAGGTGGTCTAGTAGATGGTGCAAAATCTATATTTTTAAATAACACACCGTTACAAGCTGCTGATAATTCTTTTAATTTTAAAGATGTAACTTTTGAAACTAGAACTGGTACTTCTAATCAGACAAACATTCCAATAACAAAAAATGTAGAAACTACAAAATCTACAGGCTTTTCTACTGTTCCACAAGCTAGTCCTAAAGTTATTCAAATAACAGATTCTACTGTGGATGCAGTTTCATTAACGATTACTGTTCCTTCATTACAACAATTAAGTGATGAAGGAGATATCTTTGGAGCAGAAATTCAATTAGAAATAGCTGTTCAATATTCTGGAGGTTCGTATAATAATGTAGTTACTGGTAATGCAGGAAAAATCACTGGTAGAACACCTGACACTTACCAAAGAGATTATTTAATAAACTTAAGCGGTGCTTTTCCTGTAAATATTAAAGTTACAAGAGTAACTGCTGATAGTACCTCTAGTAAATTAAGTAATGAATTTCAATTTAATAGTTATGTAGAGATTAAATACGATCAAAGAACATATCCGAACAGTGCTTTAGTGGGTTTAAAAATTGACGCAGAACAATTTACATCTATTCCTCAAAGAAAATATTTAGTAAAAGGTATAAAAGTAAAAATTCCTCATAATGCGACAGTGAGATCAGACGGCAGTTTATCTTATACTGGAATATTTAATGGAACGCTTGGTGCTGCTCAATATACTAACGATCCTGCTTGGTGTTTATTTGATCTTTTAACTTCTTCTAGGTATGGACTAGGTGCTCATTTAGAAGAGTCAGAGTTAGATAAATTTAGTTTTTATGCTGCATCAGTTTATTGTTCTGCACAAATAGATGATGGAACTGGTACTGGTAATACAGAACCTAGATTTAGTTGTAATGTATCTCTACAAAATCAACAAGAGGCGTATAACGTAATAAATCAAATGTGTTCTGTCTTTAGAGCGATGCCTTTTTATGAAGCTGGTAATCTAACTATTACTCAGGATTCTCCAAAAGATACGAGTTATGTTTTTACTCTTGCAAATGTTTTAGAACCTGGTTTTACTTATTCAAATACCACTCAAAAAGCAAGACCAACTGTAGTAGTCGCTAAATATTTAGATTTAGATTTACGGGATATAAATTATGAAGAAGTTATTGATACTGCAAACCAAGCACGTTATGGCTCAATAGTTAAAAATATTAATGCTTTTGCCTGTACAAGCAGAGGGCAAGCAAATCGCTTGGCAAAGTGGTTACTCTACATGGCAAATGTAGAGCGTGAAGTAGTGACATTTACCACATCAGTTGATGCAGGAGTTATCGTACGCCCTGGTCAGGTCATAGAAATAGCTGATCCTGTAAAAAGTGGAGAAAGAAGAGGAGGTCGTATTCAAGCTGCTACTACAAACTCTGTAACAGTAGATGATACAACGGATTTAGTTTTTTCAGTTGGATCTACTTTATCTGCAATATTACCTGATGGTAGCGTTGAAAAGAAAACAGTTTCATTAATCTCAGGTAATGTTGTTAGTTTAGGTCAGCATTTTTCAAGTGCTCCTAATCCAAATAGCGTTTGGATTTATGAGACAACAAGTATTGTTACAAGCACATGGAGAGTTTTAGAAGTCAAAGAATCAGATAGATCAAATTATATAGTAACAGCTAGTGAATATAACGCTGGAAAATATAATCACATTGAAAGTGGAATAGCCTTAACACAAAGAGATATTACTAATTTAGATATAGCTCCTGCTGCTCCAACTGGTATTACAGCAGAAGAAGTTATTTATGAGAATACTGGTATTGCAAGAGTAAAAATTATTGTAAGTTGGACAACATCTACTGACAATGTTTATGTTCGATGGAGATACCAACAGGGTAACTATACTTCTCGTTCTGTTGAAGGTGCAAAAAGTTATGAAATATTAGATACGATTGCCGGTAATTATACGATTGAAGTTTATAGCGTTAGTGCCTCTGGTCTACGATCTACAACACCCAATGCATTAAATCCATTTGTAGCTGTAGGAAAAACTGCACTTCCATCAAACGTAAGCGGTGTGAGCCTACTGCCAATAGATGAATCAAGTGCAATATTAAGTTGGAACAGAGCTACAGAACTTGATGTTTTGTTAGGAGGAAAAACCCTTATCAGACATTCTAGTAAAACAACAGGCGCACAATGGCAAAATGCACAATCAATCGTTGCTAGTGCTGCTGGAAATCAGACACAAAAAATAGTTCCCTTACTTGCTGGAACATATCTTATAAAATTTGAGGATGATGGTGGAAGAGAATCACCATCTCCTGGTTCTACTGATTCGTCTTGGAATAATACAAGAGTAACTACAACTCTTCCTGCACCAACACAAAGACTTGTTGTTGCTTCTGTTGATGAGCATACTCCTAACTTTACTGGATCAAAAACAAATACTGTATATGACTCTGGTTTAGATGCACTAAAACTTGCAGTTACAAATAATGCAACTGCTTCTAATGGTGAGTATATTTTTTCAAATTCAGTAGACTTAACACAGCCTTATGATGTCAACATCAAGAAAATATTAGAAGGAGATAGTTTTTACACAGCTACTTTATGGGATTCAAGAACTGATCTTATAGATACATGGGGTTCAATTGATACTATTGGTTCTGCTAATGCTAATGCAACAAAAGCTGATGCAAAAGTATATATAAGATCAACTAATGATAACCCATCTGGATCGCCTACCTGGAGTGCTTACAAAGAGTTTAGTAATGTCTTAATAACAGGTAGAGCATTTGAATTTAAAGCAATATTAACAAGTAGTGACACAACTCAGAATATAGCTGTTACAAAATTAGGAGCTACACTAGAATTACAAGGAAGAGTAGAAAGTATCTCGACACCTGTTACTACAGGATCGTCACAATATACTGTTTCTTTCACTAATCCATTTAAACAAGCTCCAACTGTAGTAGTGACTCCAACAAACCAACAATCTGGAGATTTCCACGAACTTGCTAATATAAGTAGGACAGGATTTCAAGTCACATTTAAAAATGGTAGTTCAGCAGTTGCGAGGTCTTTTGTATGGGCTGCATCAGGTTTTGGTAAGGAGGTAACATAATATGAGTAATACGCATGATTATAATATTGCAGACCAAGTAGGAGCTTCTTTTAGAGCAGATTTAAACACTTGTCTTGGAGATATTCAATCATTAAATAGTGGTTCAGGTGATCCTTCTACAACTGTTGCTTACAAAATATGGGCAGATACAGCAAATAATTTATTAAAAATAAGAAATAGCTCAAATAATGGTTGGTTAACACTTGGAGATTTAACTGATGCTAATAATTTAGGACTTGCAACTAAAGCATCTCCTACTTTTACAGGCACAGTAACTTCTTCTGGTGATCTTGTTTTATCAGGCACAGGTTCTTTGCAATTACCATCAGGAACTACTGCCCAGCGACCAACTCCTGCTACTGGAGATATAAGATTCAATACGACTCTTACTCAATTTGAAGGGTACAACGGATCTGCGTGGGGAGAAATTGCAAATGGAGTTCCAGCAGGATCAGTATTTTCTTTTGCTACTACTACTCCTCCTTCGGGTTATTTAGAATGTAATGGTGCTGCCGTTAGTAGATCAACTTATGCAAGTTTATTTAGTGCAATATCAACAACATGGGGTGTAGGAGATGGCTCTTCTACATTTAACTTGCCTGATTTAAGAGGACAATTTGTGAGAGGTTGGGATAATAATGCTGGTGTTGATAGTGGCAGATCGTTTGCTTCTAGTCAAACAGATCAAAACAAGCAGCACACTCACTCTGTTACTGATCCCGGTCACCAACACAATACAAGTGTTACTAATTCAGACCTATTCCCTGCTACTGGAGCAAAAACTATTAACTTTGGTGGTGCTGGTGGTTATCCAGCAACTACTTTTACCATGAGTGATGCCACAACAGGAATATCTCTTGCCAATCAGGGTGGTACTGAGGTTCGTGTTAAAAACTATGCTCTAATGTATGTAATTAAATTTTAATTATGACAAACAAAAAAATATCAGAATTTACAGAACTTACCGCACCAGCTAGTACTGATGTGTTGCCAATAATTGATGTAAGTGGTGGTGGTACTGGATCAAACAATAAAATTACATACGCTAATTTACTAAGCAAAGCACCTGATGGATCTGCTTCTGCTCCATCGTTTAGTTTTAATTCAGATACAAACTCTGGAATAAGCGGAGGATCAGATACTTTAACATTTAGTACTGGCGGTGTGGGCAGAATGTCTATCAGTTCTGCTGGTCTTGTAAATATTCCCGGTGACTTAACAGTTGGTGGAACGACAACTACGATTAACACTACAAATCTTGATGTTGAAGATAAAAATATCACTCTTGGAAAAGTCTCTACACCATCTGATACGACTGCTGATGGCGGTGGATTGACGTTAAAAGGAGCTACAGATAAGACATTTAATTGGGTAAATGCCACAGATTCATGGACAAGTAGTGAACATATTTCTGTTTCTGGTCAAAAAGAATTTAGATATTTAGATTCTGATTCATCACATTATGTAGGTTTTAAATCCGCAGCTTCAGTTACATCGAATGTAGTTTGGACTTTACCTTCTGCTGATTCTTCTGTAAGTGGATATGTCTTATCCAGTAATGCTTCTGGAGTTCTTAGTTGGGTAGCACCTGGTCAAAATGCAGACCCTAATTTTACAGGTACATTAACTCTTACTGATGATGGCAATATTAGAGGATTTGCCTCTACTCATGCTACATATACTGGCTCTGTAAAAACATTTACTGTTACTGTTGCAAGTAAAACAGCAGCCCATAGATATAACGGAAGTGGATCTGGTAACGGATATAAAATTGATGGTAAAGAAGCACCATTCTTAACTCTTACTCCAGGTCGTACTTATAAGTTTGATCAATCAGATAGTAGTAATAGTGGACACCCTCTTCGTTTTTATCTTGAATCAAATAAAACTACAGCATATACAACAAACGTAACAACAAGTGGAACTCCTGGTTCTAGTGGTGCATATACGCAAATTGTTATAGCAGATACGACACCGATGGTAATTCATTACCAATGTTCATCTCATGCTTTGATGGGTAACGCTGTACAGACAAACTCTGCAACGGCTACAGGAACTTTGTTATCTAGCTTGAGTGTTAGTGGAAATATGGATGTTACTGGCACATTTACTGTTAGTGACAATATTTTGATGACAGGCACAGGAGCTATTGATATTGCCTCTGGTACAACTGCACAAAGGCCAGGATCTCCCTCTGCTGGTATGTTTAGATTTAATAGTCAGACATCAGAATTTGAAGGATATGATGGTAGTGCTTGGGGTGAGATCGGTGGGTCAGCAGCTACAGGAACAGCAGATTTATTAGATATTGCATCATCTTCTGGAACAGGTGGTGGGTCAGCTACATTTAATGGATCTGCTTATAGATTTAAGTTAGTTACTAAGGGAACAAGTACAGCAGTAACACCTACTAATGCAGAGATTTTACGAGTTTCAATAAATGGTGTAATGCAACAACCTAATGATGGAACTGGACAGGGAGATATGACAGATGGATATGTTGTTAGTGGTACAGATATTATCTTTGATGCTGCTCCTCCTAGTGGTGCTACATATTTCATTATTAATATGGGAGCTACGATTGCGATTGGAACTCCAGGAGACAACACAGTAACGAGTGCAAAGATAGTTGATGGAACTATTGTTGGAACGGATCTAGCTACTAATGTTGACTTTGTTGACAACCAAAAGATTAGATTTGGAACTGGAAATGATCTATCCATTTACCATAATGGAACGGAATCTTTAATCCAACATACTGGAGCTGGTGTTTTAAAAATTGAAGGTAATGGTGCTAATAATGTATTTTTAAGAGCTAAAACTGCTGAAAACTCTGTAACGTGTATTCCAGATGGTGGTGTAGAACTATTTCACAATAACATTAAAAAGCTTGAGATAACTGCTGCTGGAGCTACAGTTACAGGCACATTAACAGCAACAGCTTATGCTGGAGATGGATCGGGTCTTACAGGAGTTTCATCACAAGTTGCTGATGGTTGTATAACAGAAAATTCGCTAACAATTTCAAATAATTATACTATGACTACAAATAAGTCAGGAGTTAGTGCAGGGGATATAATAATTGCAAGTGGGGTAACAGTTACCATTCCGTCTGGTTCACGTTATGTTATTGTCTAGGAGGTAAAATTATGCCAATAGTATTAAACGGAAACGGAACAATTACAGGGTTATCTCAATTACCTGATTCTGCGATGGCATCAGGATCTATTATTCAAGTTACATCAAACAATATCACAAGTCCAAGCTCAGTTACTTTTAATTTAACTGCACCTACAACAACAGTAATGACGCATACAATTACCTCTACAGTTGCTAATTCTAAGTTTTTAATATCAGCCATGATAAATGGAGAACTAGATATAGCTGATTGGATTCTTACTTGGCAACTTAAAAGAACTATTGGTGGTACGGCTACACTTATAAACGTAGGCGATGCAAATGGCTCAAATCCTAGAGGAACTATAATGAATAGCATGAGTTATGTAGGCTCTTCTACAGACACAGATAACACACCATCATCAAATGCTTTTCCACCTTATTTAGATTCTCCTAATCAAAGTGCTGGAACTGCTATTACTTATGGGTTTTTCCCAATAAGAACTGATGGTATAAATACAAACATGACTTATTATTATGGCAGATGTGCTGGTAGTTATGATTCTAGTCATGCTTATAAAGAAGTTCTACCAAACTACGTCACGATTATGGAAATAGCACCATGAGTAGATTAATAACAAACGCAATACGATCCACTTCTGCTTCAGCAGATGCGATAACTTTTGATAACTCAGGTAAACCAGCTTTTCCTAATGGCGGTGCAGGTGTAATTCTTCAAGTAAAACAAGCAGTAAAAACTGATACAGCTAGTCAAGGTGACACAAGTAATTCTTATGTTGATATTTCTGGATTGAGTGAAACTATAACTACTACAGGATCAAATAAGGTTTTTATTTCTTTTAATATAAATGGAGGTACTTTGGGGGGATATGCTTTTTTTGTACGAATTGCTAGGGTAACAAGCGGTACTACAACAGGGTTATGCGTTGGAGATGCTGCTGGTAATAGAGTTAGATGTACAACTGGAGGAAATTCTAACCATGCTGGTTGGGAATCTTTTTATCAGTCAGCAGAATTTTTAGATAGTCCTTCTGCTGGTACTCATACATATAAGATACAATGGTCAACTGGTACACCAGTTAGTCATACTCCAACTATGTATATTAATAGATCAGAAACTGACAGTGACTATGCTTGGTTTGGAAGAGGTACTTCACAAATGACTATTATGGAGGTAGGAGCATAATGGGATTAACTAAAGCACAAGCTGCTGGACTTGCTGATACTTCTGTAAGTGCAGGAAGTTATGGTTCTGCAACTGCAATACCAGCTATTACAGTTGATGCCCAGGGAAGAATAACTGCTGCATCTACCAATGCAATATCTGCTGGTGGTGAAACTGATGGTATATTTCAAAATCCAATAGCAGCATCAGGAAATATTACGATTGGTAATAATAAAAATGGTTTAGCTGCTGGCCCTTTTTCAATGGCAACCTATACTTTAACTATACCCTCTGGATCGGTGTTCACAATAGTCTAATGCCAGTATCAATCAACGGAAACACAGGAGTAATTACAGGTTTAGCGGTAGGTGGCTTACCTGATGGAACAGTAGACGCAGATTCTTTAGCTTCAAATGCTGTTACTGCTGGAAAACTTGCAACTGGTGTTGGCGGTAAGGTTCTTCAAGTTGTTACAGCCTCTACATCTTCAACGGTTAGCTCTAGTTCTGGAAGTTTTGTTGATTCGGGTTTAACAGCTAATATTACACCTCAATCTTCATCTAACAAAGTTTTAGTGTTAATTGATTCTCCATTTCATGTGAGTAGAAGTGGGTCAACTACTACTTTTGACATTAAAATATTAAGAGATAGTCACGAAGTTTTTGCAGGAGGAGCAACTAATTCAGATTATCAACAAGGAATAGGAGGTTCTATTTCTTCAAATGTAATTTGCGGAATGGTATCAAAAATGATTTTAGATTCACCTTCTTCAACTTCTTCTCTTACTTATAAATTACAGGGTCGATCAGGTTACAATGCAACTATAGCGTTTCAAAGCGGAAGTGTTTCACATATAACATTAATAGAGGTAGGAGCATGAGCCAAATTAAATTATTACATAGCGGTGGAAATGGAGTTATATTATCCGCACCCGATAGCAACCCTGCATCTGACCGCACTCTGAAATTACCAGGTGATGCTGATGGAACGATAGCTACAACTGCAACTGCTGGTAAAGTTCTTCAAGTAGTGCAACAAATAAGAACTGATACAGTTTCAGAATCTAGTCTTGGTAATGGTGCAACAGGCTCAACAGATGTACTTACTAAAGCAATAACACCATCTTCCTCATCTAGCAAAGTTTTGGTCATTATGAACGCAACTATAGCAATGAGTAATGGTTCAGAAAGAGTTGGATTATTGCTACATGTTGGAGGTTCTGTTATTGATGCAGCAAGAGCTGATGCAGCTAGTAACAGAGGTAGAATGTCAGCAGGTAGTTATTTAGCAACTACAGATCATTTTATTAATTTAAGTCAAACTTTTTTACATTCTCCAAATACTACAAGTGCAACCACATATTCATATCGTTTTATTAGTGGTTCTGGAGCTACAACTACAATGTATCTAAATAGAACTCACGCTGATAGTGATGCAACTTGGGCGTCTAGAACTACATCAAATATTACTCTTATGGAGATAGCAGCATGACAGGCAAAATCAAACTTGTACATTCTGGTGGTAATGCGGTTTCCATAGCCGTACCAACGTCAAACCCTTCGTCAAGTGAAGTTGAATTTAAGTTGCCTGGCTCTGATGGAAGTGCCAACCAAGTTTTAAAAACAGATGGATCGGGAAATTTAAGTTTTGCTGCTGATTCTGGTGGTAAATTTGCTAGTTACGCAATTATTTGCGATCAAAAATCTTTAGGTACTGATGGTGGTACGTTTACTTCAGGAGATTGGCGAACTAGAGATTTAAATACTGAATTAGCAGATGCAGACGGCATAGTTTCAATAAGTAGTAATCAATTCACATTACAGGCTGGAAATTATTTAATAGAGGCAAATGCTCCAGGATATAAAGTTAATCGCCATATAATAAAACTTCGTCAAACATCAGGAACTGCTGCCGATATTGTATTTGGTACTGCTGAGTATGCTAAAGACAGCTATCAAAGTTACAATAGAAGTTTTTTATCTACTAGAGTTACTATATCTGAAGCGACTACTTATGAAATTCAACACAGATCTGAAGCTACAATGTCAACTTATGGATTTGGAATAGCTGCTGACTTTTCTACAGAAATTTATACACTAGTAAAAATATTTAAGGAGTCTTAATTATGGCAATAAACTCAGATACAGACATTAATTTAGCTTTATTACAGTTAGGAAAAACTGCAAATCGTTACAGATTAGACCAGAATGTAGTTCCTCACAAAATTATTGAGTGGGATTCTGCTAATAGTGATTCTCAACCTACAGATGATGAACTTAACGCAGCTTATACGGCATGGAAAAATGCAGAAGAATATAAAATTAATAGAGCCAACGAGTATCCTTCTATTGAAGATCAGCTTGATACCATTTATCATAGTGGTGTAGCTGGTTGGAAAACTACCATCAAAACTATCAAAGACAAGTACCCAAAACCTAGTTAATTATGGCCTTAGATCACGAAGCTATTTATGAAGCTTACAAATCAGAAGCAAAACCTGTTGTTTCTATAGACGATTCTGCTGGAGCTTTTGATGCTGATGGAAACAAAGTAACACTAAATGATGCAAAGGTGGCAGCAGCCCGAAAAGCATTAGATGACGCAGCAGCAGCGATTTTGTACAAGTCTCAGAGAACAGGTGCAGCAAGAACAACAGATACTATCTATCCAACGATAGGAGATCAATTAGATATGCTTTACAAAGATATGCTGGCTGGCAAGCTAGATACTACGGGAACTTGGGCAACTGCAATCAAAGCTACTAAGGACAAATATCCCAAGCCATGACAAGTAGATTAATAGTTAATAGTATTAGGCATACAGGAGCTTCTGCTGATGCTATAACTCTTGATAACTCTGGCAACGCTACGTTTCCTGCAAATGTAACGTGCTCTGGAACGGCTACAGGTTTTGGTAAACCTCCAAAAGCAACCAATCTTATAATCAACGGAGATTTCAGAATATCTCAACGAGCCACTTCATCAACATCTAATGGATATACAAGTGTCGATAGATGGAAACTAGATTCAAGTAACATAACTCATAACTCAACTAAATCACAGCAATCTTTAAGTTCAAGTGATACTCCTTATACATTAGGTTTTAGAAAATTTGCGAGGATAGCTTTATCACAAGCTGGAGTAGTGGCAACAAATTCATATGTAGAGTTTCAACAAAAAATAGAAGCACAAAATGTTTCAAATAGTGGCTGGAATTATAACTCTGCCTCTAGTTTTATAACAGTACAATTTTGGTTTAGGTGTAGTACTAATCAAACTTTTTATGCTTGGGTAACAAGCACTGATGGTACTAATAAAAGATTTACATTTAGTTTTACAGCATCAGGTAATAATGCTTGGACTAAAGTAACAAAAACAATACCTGGTGCTTCTGATATTCAAATTGATGATGATAATGGAGAAGGTTTTAATTTAGTTATTGCTCCTTTTTATGGAACAGACTATACAGGTAGTGTATCTTTAGATACTTGGGTGACTAAAAATGATGCAACACATTCACCTGATTATGCTTCTACATGGCTTACTGCTGGTGCATCTACTTTTGATATAACGGGAGTTCAATTAGAAGTAGGCGATTCACCTAGTGACTTTGCTCACGAAAGTTTTCACGAAAATTTAAGCAAATGCCAAAGATATTTTTTCACAAATTCTTCTTCCTATTTCCCATCGCCAATGACAATGCAATATCAGTTCCCTACAACAATGAGAGCAGCACCTACAATAACTCATACACACTCAGGTTCTCCTACTATTAATAATATTACTCAAGTTGGTTTTATGGGATACAATGCTTCTAATACTACTGGTGCTTACTCTGCAACTGCGGAGCTTTAATTATGACTTATACTTATAAAAAACTAATAGATTTTTTTACAAAAAAAGAATCTACAAATGAAATTTTAAGAAAAGAAGATAACGCTGTAATACCGATTGATAATGCAAACACCGATTACCAAGAGTACCTTGCTTGGGTAGCAGAGGGTAATATCGCAGAGGAGGTTGATTAATGACAAATCCATTAGATGAACTAATAAAAAAGTATCAAGAACAGCTTGTAGTAATTCAACAGCAAAAAGAAGAAGCAAAAAATGCTTACGAACTTGCTTGTAAAAATGAAGACAGGTATCAAGGTGCAATTATTGGTGTTAAAGATGCACAAGCACAATTATTATCTACAGAAAATCAAAAAGAAGAAATAAAACCTTCTGACGCTGAAAAAGTTAATTAATTTTTTCTTGCATTTGCCTTGTCATCAACCCCATAGTGACGTAGAGAGGGGATAGAGCTACAATAAGCAGTAATACAAGCACACTTGAAAAAGATAGTGCTTTCAGTATCGCAAATTTAATCATGTTTCAAAAAATTGCTAATATTCTTAGCATTGTTTCTTTTCTTATGGTAGCTTCCATGAGTGGTGGAGCGTACTTAGGTTACAAGTATGTAACTTCAGAACAGTTTAAATCAAGGGTTATGAACGAAATTCTTGGTAATGTTCAAGGAATGATGCCAAAAGTATTAGAAAAAGGACTACCTGATCTTACTGGCCCATCTTTACCAATACCACCAATAATGGGTGAATCAAAAATATGAATTGCTGGCATTGTAATACTGAGCTTATCTGGGGTGCTGATGCAGATATAGAAGAGGATTTTCAACCTGTTATGTATCAAGAGTATTCAATGGTTAGCAATTTTTCTTGTCCTAAATGTGATTCATATGTAGAAGTCTATAAAAGAAGAGATGCCTTCGATTGAAATACCTGATATTCAAATTCGAGAGATATATATTCCAGACGTTCCAGAAATATATAGTCCACATTACATTGAGATAGCACAGCCACCTGAGATTGATGTTCCTGGTTGTACTTATCAGCATCGAGATATAAAAAATACTGGTAATCGTAATTTGTTATTGGAAGATCCAAATGGTGTATTTACAAC